CTGTGTGTACAAACCGCCTAATTCTTGAATAAATGCCTCACGGATGGCGAGCGAGAGCGCACACTTTCTAAGCATTACACTGGGCATCTGCTTCCAGATTGGCGATGGTTTTTGATATTCGCTCATGTAGGCGGTCCCGACTGCGGGGAAGCGGCGATCTTTGCGATACACTTTAGCGGTACAGCTTAGGAATTGTCCTCCCTGGCGCTCAAATTCGACCTCAATGCCGTCAAACTGCGGGTGAGAGTTAGCGATTCGGAGGAATCCGTTGATCCCCGTCATGATCTGCAATCTGCCACCGGCTTTGATTGCCCATACTTCTTTGGTTACAGGATTGAGACCCGTAGCCTTAACCATTTCTGCGAATAGTAAAAACTCGCTATCTGTAAGCCCTGGCGCTACGCTGTTACGCAGTGCCGAGAGCATTTCTACGTTGTTTTGTGTTGTTAGTTCTTTTGACATTGTTTCCCCTGTTTTATTACACATCTTACATCACACTAGCCTAGTTTTTTAGCCAGCGAAAGTACCTTTCTGGCGTATTCTTGTCCTTCCTTACAGTTAATTTTGCCGCAATTGTACACCGTTAACGCGTTAGTAAGGTTTCCCGTACGATCCATCTCCTCTCGCAGAATCTTAGCCCCGCAACGCACATTATGAGTCGGATCCCACAACCTGTCCGAGTGCCAGCCGCATCGCCGAGCGTTAAAAGGCATGACCTGAGACAAGCCACGAGCGCCAACCTTACTTTCAGCTTGTGGGTTGCCTGCAGACTCCACCTGTATCAGCGAGTGATACACCCGCCGATCTATTCCGTAGGCATCAGCGGCTCTGTTTATCTCTTGCCGTATAACAGCCTTAGAATGACCGCTGTTGAGCCCAAAGAATCGGCCGACGTGGTAACTAAGGTTGGGTGGCAACTCTACAATAGAGGCTAATGCAAGCAGAATAAGAGCCCCACCGATCCATGACGGATCGGCAGGGCTACCGCCTAAAATTATCTCTTTTTTTGCCATTGTTGCACTTGCTCCACTGGGTCATTGCCAAGTATCTGCGTTTGAATACCGATCCAGCAGGTCACCGCGCCAACAAAAAAAGCGACGTGTAGCAATGAAACGATGATTCCTGTCGGGGTGAAAAGTAATGATTTTATGTTTTCAATCATGTTTCCCCCTTATTTCAGATCCGTGGTTGGTTGGTAGCAGTCAACAAAGTAACACTTTAAAGGCACCTTGTTTTCCAGGTGGGTACGGCTAGACTCTTGCCGTTCATCGACTCGGTACACTCCGAGACGACCACCTACTTCCATTCCTGTACAACCTGACAACAGACACAAAAACGCACAACAATATAAAATTTTCATAAATTTCCCCTTATCAACCTAGTTAATGATCCCGTACTGGCAATCAACGATACACCGCTAAGATGTACCGTTGATGGTCATAGGTTCACCAAAGATCCACTCCCCGTATCGGATTCCCCAAAGCATCATTAGGCACTATTCGCGTCACCGTTTCTTCCCCTGTAAGGTCTCGGTCGTAGTCAGAGCCTAAAATACTGGGTCGTTTTGTCCGTGTCGTAGTGACTACGCTGTAGCCTGTACCCCATGGTCCGTTACCCCTAGGCACTGGGAGGATAGGCTGAACAGGTATCCCATACACGGGCTGTTGAGCCTCGATAACGGGCTTGTCGTAGTAAAGGTCAATATACTCATCGAATTGAGCCAGGGCGGTGCCTGGAATGAATGCGAGGGTTAGAATTAGTGTTTTCATAATTTTTCCGTTCTTTTTATTTCCATGTTTTCGACATTTCACTCTGCTCCTCTTTTACGTAATGCGCTGATCAGCAAAACAAATACCTCTTGCAATTCCATCCAATACCCATCCCGTATTTGACCCATTATATCGTTATTTGTCGTTCCCATTTCTTCTCTGTGGGCGTCTACAAATGACGGTCTATGAATATCAGAGGCTAACCACTGCAAAAGATCGTAAGTGTAAACAGGTGCTTCGATATTGTATGGCGCATCGTTCAACTCATCCTCAGAATCACATTCTGCTATCTTTTCGAGACATATATTTATCAGCTCATAACGATAATCGTCAGGCATAAATAATCCTGCTATCGGGCTATCATGTGCCTCTCTACAAACGTCTTGAGCCCAATCTGGGGCGTTATCTTGTAAGCAAATAAATTTATCGCCGTTGTCTCGTATTCGTGTTTCAAAATATCCAGAAAATTCTCTAGCTATAGCCTGAATTGTGTCTTTCGTTCTCATGATTATCTCCTAGTTAATTACCCTATATGTATGATGTCATACATTCTGTGTGTGATTCAAGGGTTTTTGTTTCCTAGTAAAGAAAAACATCTCTACGTTATGCCTAATGTATTCAACCACAAGAATACTAAACACCATTTCCCCTGATAAAACGCAGATATCATTCAGTATGCTCATAGTTTCCCCTCATTGATTAGCCTAAGATGCTTTTCGTTAAGTTTCGTGATTAACTTAACTACTTTTTACTCGCTACTCTCATCTTGCTGTAACTTGGCTAAAGCCTTTTCAATGTTTATCAATGACAAATACACATTTTCAGACCTTGCCGTTTTCTGCAGTCTAATGGCTGCTTCCTCATGTGATTCTTTATCTTTAACGAGATCGGCGTAACGCGCATCTTGAAACCACATGTTCGCATCCCAAACGTCTAAGTACGCATAATCGACGCCCCACTGATTAATCTCCGATGTAAACTTTTCAACCTCCTCCTCTGCTTCAACGGCGTCATCGCTAAGTCGCGTTCTGTAGTTATTACCGTCGTAATACTCTTCAGCGCCGTCATATACTCGCTCTAATAACGAAAGGAGTTTCTCTTCAGATAGCATGTCGTTATAACCCTGTGCTGTAAGATTGTTTGGAACGCGCCAGCGTCTGACGTGTCCGTTGTGCTCATCGACGCCCCAACTATTTGCGCAGGCAGGATGTTTTGCTGCGCAATATACCTCGCCGTCGCGTGTATCTAGATATAAGTAAGCAGGACCATCTTGTCCTTGGTGCTCGATGTGCAGCGGTAGATTATTCTCGTCTCCGAATTTTTCGATTTGTAATTTTGTTCCCATATTGTTCCCCTAGTTGGTAGCTTAATCGCTACTAGCGGAGCGGCTACGCATAGCCGCAACCTACTAGCGACTATTCCTCGTATTCACCGATAGCTTGAGAACAATTATCGCAATAAAGGATTTCAGTTGTTTCAGCCATGCAGATATATTTGAGGGTAGTTTCGTAACCTGAACGTAAATCACGAATAAGAGTTTTTGCTTGCCTTTTGGTGCAATCGCTACACAGGCAGCTGCTGTCGCTACGAACTAAAACCATCTGATACATCGACGGTCCTAGAACTGTACGGATTGAGGTTCGGTTAGTATCTTTCATGTTGTCTCCTTAGTTGGTGAGTCACTCTCACTTAATACAACCATTCTATACTATGTAGGATGTAGGATACAATAGAAAAGATTCGGTTGTATTCAAAAAAAACTTAAAGATTTATTTAGAGAAGAATCAGGTAGTTAGGTACGAATTCAAATTATTTTGAAAAAAAATTAATTTTCTTTCGAATAAAATCGGGGTCTAGATCGTCATACAGAGTAACTCAGATCAACTCGATCAGGTGCAGTAACTACCTCGGTGAAGATTCGAGGACACTCGCTAGGCGAATTAAGATACTAATTACGATATTTATGTATTAATATTAATATGTTAATATATAAATATATAATAATATTAACTAATATATAAACATCGATAGAATAGAGTAAGAGCCGTGCAGGCTCGCTGATCAGTCTCGAATAACTCTAGCTTAATATCGTTAACGCCATTAGTGTATCTACTAAGTAGTTACCGTATGAACGGTTTGATTAAAGGCTAACCTTATATATGACTACAGAGAAGAATAACGCCCAACGTGTACAAGCTTCAATGTATGCTGATAAATGGTGGGTAGGTTGCTATCGCCATGCTATGCCGTACCCTAAAGACAACCTCTACAGGAGATGGCGTATGGCCCAAGGCATAACCCAACGTAGAGCCGCCGCACTATTCGGCATAGGTGAACAGGCATGGCGCTATCGTGAGAGGATGAAGCGGATGTACCACGTCGCTGAGATACTCGCTCTGTTCGACGCAAGCGGCATGAGTCACAAGGACTTCTTCAAATTACTTAATGAGTGCGCCTAGTTACCGCCATAGTGACTGATAACAATACTTATCGGTCAATTCCTATATCCAGGCTAACATGCTGAAATCCCTAATAGAGTTTTTACTTTTGGAAAAAAATTTGAAAACGCGCAGGGTACCGGTTACAGCTGCATCTCACCCCTCATATAAAATTCCCTACCCCATTCCCAAACAGAGTTCT